TCCCAATTTTTCCTCCCGTTAATCTTTCAATTTCTTGGATTTCTTCTTGTGTTATTTCTTTTCCTTTTGTTTTCATTTAATATTACTTTTAATTTTATTTATATACCCTTCAAGTAATACAATCTTTCTTCTAATACCAATCTTATCCATATCTACCAACATTCTTAAGTAATCGTTTAATTCCTCAAGTTGTGTTTGTGGTTCAACTTCCTTTTGTATTTCCAAATCAGGAAATGTGTTTTTAAGTGCGTTCTGTTGTCTGATTGGCATATCACCATCTGATAATTGTGGATCATCCCACGATGTGTCTCTTTCCATAGTTTTTTAATTTTAATTAATTCTTTTTAATATGTTACTTAGTCTTGAATACATTTCCACCGCAACAGGTATTGATAATAATGATATTAAAAAATTATTAACATATGAATATACCGTGATAACACTACCGATTGTAACATTTTGTGTTGTAAGTACTAACACTATTATCGCAGCAATTAGAAATATGTTTTTAATTGATTGTACCAAGAACCAATTTTTACCTTGTAATGTTGATTCATAAATCTCTAACTTTCTTCTTCTATTAAAAAAAGAAACCGAATGTTGGTGTCCTTTTTCAATTGAGGTAACTTTCTTTTCGTAGTGATCATTTTTTACATTTATGGATTGTTTTATTTTATTATAAAGAATACAAACCGATCCAACAATAAAAATAAATGCAAAACTAACCAATAAACCAACTTTCCAATTTTCAGAAAAAATGAATATTAAAGATCCGATTATCGTAACTATTGTTGCTATATAGTAATGTACATATCCTTCTAAAACACCAACAACATCGTGTGCCATATCTGTCCTTGCAATCTTTGTTGATGTATCTATGTCTGAATTTTTTAAAAACTTAAATACAACATTATTATAAATTTTAGTATAAACTTTAGTGTCATATACCATTCGTTTATAATTAAAGAAATTTGATAGAAAATATGATAAACCCAATAAAGATATCCAAAACCAACTACCACAAATTAAACCATCAATACTTTTACCAAGTAGAAATGGTGTTGCCAAGTTTGATAATTCAGTTAATAACATAAATAAATAAATCCATGTTAACTCAATTCTATGATCTTTAAATATCTCAACGAGTTTATTCATATTTAATTACTTAATGGCATTTTTATACTTGGGTGTGATTGGTAGTTTTCAACGACAAAATCAATGTTATCCAAATGTGTTAATAAAGTCAAATCTTCAGATAGTGCTTTATAAAATTCGTCTGTCTTCATATGTTTCAATGTTGGTAGTGGGTATGGTTCTCTTGTTCGTTTTGGGACTTTTAATTCATCCAAAAGTAATGAACTAATAACCTCAGGTTCTTCTTGTGATAATAATGATTTTGCGTCTTTGTTTGTTTCTAACAATTTTTCTATTCTTTCTCTATGAGTTAATTCTCTACCGATTTGTTCCTTAACACCATCTATTTGATTAAGGTAAATGTGACAATCACCCAAGTTACCAATCAATTCATCAGGAACCATATTAACGGTTTTTGCAATGATTTCTAATAACAATCCGTAAGATGCAATGTTAAATGGTAAACCAAGTGGTGTGTCTACAGAACGTTGATTCCACATTAAAGAGATTGCTCTTGTTGGATATGATTTAGAATGTTCTTTTTCCCATATATCCATAGCATAAGTTGAATGAATATAATCAACCGGGGTGTTAAAATACTCAACCCACCATTTTTCAAATCTTTCTTCTCCACTCAACTCTCTTGTATAAACTTGAAATCCGTAATGGCAAGGTGGAAGTACCATTGAATCCAATTCTCCAACATTATAAGCATTAACCATCAATCGTCTTGAGTCTGGATTTGTTTTAAGTTCGTTGATTAAACACGAGATTTGGTCAATAACTGTTTGGTCAGCTTCTTCATAAATGTTTTCATATGAACCGTCAGTTGAAAAATACATTTTCTTTTTAGTCCATCTTCTCCATTGCTTACCATATACAGGACCTAATTCACCCCACTTCTCAGCAAACACATCATCATTTTTTATTCGATCAATAAACTCATCTTTTGAGTAGAGTTCAATAGTAGGAACACCATTTGTGTCTCGCGAATATGATTTTAAGTAATGTACAATATCCTTATCACGAATCACTTTTTTACAATAGTTCTTATAAGCATCACCATCCCATATATGGCAATCATTATCAACAAGGAACTTGATGTTTGTATCACCACGAAGGAACCACAATAGTTCTGTCACCATAGTTTTCCACGCCATTTTCTTTGTTGTAAGTAATGGAAACCCCTCACTCATTTTATGACGGATCTGTCTACCGAATACCGAAATAGTGCCCGTCCCAGTACGATCCATTTTACGGGTACCATTGTCAAGAATGTCTTGTAGTAAATCTGTGTATTGTTTGTCTAATTTATTCATTTTCATACATTAATTTTATAAGTTGGTCTTCTAAATCCTGTCTTTCATTTTGGAATTTTATCGCGTCTTCAAATCTTTCATTTGTTAATTCATCCAAATTAACTATGTTAAAGTGTTGGGTTGGTATCGTGAATACTCTATACCCGTCTTTTGTTTTATCAATAGATATACCATCAATAATGTATTTGTTATCTATATTATTCATAACTTTCTATTGTCGTATCGTTGTATGATATTGTGATTAGTTTGGTTGGGATGTTATCAGTTTTTAGTCTTGACTCAATAAAATCTTGGTTAGGCACCCATTTTTTATTTTCAAACCCATCACCTAAAGTTTTATTATAAAGTTGAGTTCTTTCCTCAAAACTCAACTCTCGTTCTTCAATGGTTAGTCCCCACCTTTCAGAAAACTCAGGATTATTTTTAATCTCAAATATAAACAATTCTTTTGATGGTACATCGTCATAACCCACATACTTGTTTGTGTATTTATTATACACCTCATCAATGATTTGATTGGATCTTTCTTTTGTGATTTCTTCAAGTTTCATTTTCACTTTTTCATCTATTTCAAGATCATTGTATTTATCCAACCAATCCGATATTATCTTATTTTTCTTCATAATGTTCCAACTGTTCTTCGTTGAAGATGTGTAACAATCCGTATTCATCCATCTCTCCCACAACACGAGTTTCACCACCGATTGTTTCAAATACACCTACGATTGTGCAAGAAAATTTATATCCTTTTGGTTTATGCGCTTTATCACCAACCTTAAATTTTGTTTCCGTTTGATTAATGATACCTTTGAGTCGTTTAATTTCCTCAATTACATCATCACCCAATTCAATCTTGGACATCATTGACAAATCTACCATTTGATTTGTTAACACTTCAATTAACTCGTCTTTTGCTTGTTCTTTATTCATCTTCAGTTTTGTTTAGTAATTTACGACCTTCTTCCCATATTGACGATCCACACATATAAGGGTGCTCAATAACATCTTCAAGAAATTCCTCAAGTTCTTTTATTCTAATATCCTTTTCTTCGTCCGTCATCTTTTAAATTTTGATTTAATTTTCATCCAAACTATTTCAGGATAATTCCATAACCACCAAAAGAATATATAAATTTTTTTCATCAGTCAATCATTTTATAAGTTGTGGACTTAACTTCGTTATCTTTCTCCACCTGATGTTTATTTTTATAACTCTCAATAACTTTTAAAACATCTTCTTCATTACCATATTTAGCAGTAATTGTAGTTGATATACCAAAGGATACCCCAATCTTATGGATATTATACCATACAAGTTCTTGTGTTTGTTTGAACAATCTTTTTTTGATTTCTAATTTACAAACCTGTGGTATATAAAGTTTTTGTCCGTTGTTACGTTCTTCTATTTTAATTCTGTACATATTAGTTATTTAATTAAAGTTTTCCAAAATATAATTTGTCCTACCAACAGGAACCCTTAGAACTGAAATAAGCCTTGAGGTACCTTGTGGTAAGACCATAACACTATAAAGTTTATCCGTGTAGTCAACACTGTGAACCCCTTCAATTGTTATAATTAATCCTGAGTCATCTGTTAAAGAGACTGTATTTTGATATTTGTTGTAAATAAGTCTTTGCATAATTTATTGTTTTTCAATTTCAATTTCTTTTTTAACCTTTGGTTTACGTCCTCGTTTTTTTACAGGTTCCTCATTAACCTCATCTTCAATAACAATCGTTACTGGTTCAGGAAAAAACATATTCATCCCAATTCCTAAATTCACTTCAATTTTTTTCATTTTTTTATTAGTTTTAATTCTATTCTATATTGGTTCATTAATTTTCTATCCTCGTGAAATTCATCTGAATCATTTGCCTTATGTCCTTTCATAATTGCCGCCAAAACTCTACTTTCAGTTTCAACAATAAAGTTTAATTTTTCTTGGTCAGTTAATTCTTTATTTTTCATCATCTAAACTATTTGGTAAATAAAGTAAAGTTGGATTCTTTTTTTGGATGTCAATGTCGGGAAACTTTTCATTAAAAGTCTTAACATCAAACTTACCTGTGATTAAATGGTATCCGTTTTTAGTTTGTATTACCGCTTCAATTTTTTTACCTTCAGGTTTAAGGTGATTAATAAATTGTGATAGTTCAGTGACAGCATGAAAATCGGTTACATCAATATCCACAACCCATCTTTTCTCTATTGTTTTTATTTGTCCAACAACTGAATCAAATAATCCCTTTTGGTTTGACACCCCGTCTCTAATACGTTCAGCAAGTGTTGCCAACATATTTAACGATACGTCTTTATGGTTTTGTTTTTGTACGTGAATATATGCTCTCGCCTTAAACATCTCGCACAGTTGTTTAATCTCATCATATCTTTTTTCAAGGTATGGAATAGAATCAATACAGTAAGTTTTAATCGTCCTTACCGATTGATGATTGTCCCTTTCCCCTTCAGGTTGGTCCTTTTTACGTTTAAAAATATATAACATATAAAAGTCACCATAGTGTGAGAAGTTCAATAAAGGTTTAATATGTTCTAAATTATTTATCATTTAATTTATTTTTTACTTCTGATATTTCTTCTCTCAATCTTTTTAATTCATCTGTCAGATCTCCACGATAATCAGGTTTCATACTGATTTTAAGAACCTTTGAATAATACTCGGTTAACCCTTCAAGTTTACCTTTCAGTGCTGCAATTTCAGCATCTTTATTTGAAATCATTTTTCTTTGGTAATTTTATAGTTATTCACTTTTAACCATTTAAGGAACTCCAATGCTCCCCACTCTTCGGGATCCAATTCACCAAGTGGTCCATCACCAAACTGATTAATAAACCCATCAAGATAATCTGATTCATCGTTATTGAAGTTTATTTCAGCAACAAATCTATGATATCCTTTGTTCTCATCTTCTGAAAAATAACAATCGGGAATCACTTCAAACTCCACCTCCATAACTTTTGGTACATCATTATATTTTACCCAATTCAATGATTTTTTACTCAATTGGTACGATTTTCTATTAATAATGTCTCCTTGGTCTTGTACCACCCATCCACCTGGATAGTTCATTTCACTATCAGGTTCATAATATTTTAACGTTCCTTTCATTATTTCTCAATATTATTTATGAATGATTGTCGTTTAATTCTTACCAAATCCTCAAGTGGCCAAATAACCGTATATTGGTAATCACGCCAATACTTGTCAGGGGTACTATTCCTTAATTGTTTTGCAAAATTACTAATCAATTTTAAAGCGGTAAATGTCTGTTGGTGTGTCTCACAAGAATCAATTACCTTCTCTATCCATTTTGCCACGTCTCCGTAGTGTGTACTTCTTTTTTCCATACCTTAAAAATAAAATATTTAAATTAAAAAAACAACCCCACCTATCAAATAAACTGAAGGAATTTAGTTATACCCACTTGATCTTTTTTTTACCACTATTCACAGAACAATTTAATGACTTGGTTAATTGATTGATAAATTCCTTTTCGGTAACTTCTCTGTATTCCTTACTTTCGTTATCAAAGTTCATAACCATTCTAAAATATTCAAGGATTGATTTATCTATCTTTACTATTTGTATATTCTTTTCCATTATTCTTTATTTTTTAATTTTTCAACTTCCTCGTCAATCAATTCTGTTAACAACTCAACCATTAGTTGTCTGTAGGTTTGTGTCCAAGTTTCAATTTTCTTTTTACCAAACCATCCAGTAACTTCAACCTCATACTCTTTGAATTTCCAAGGTTTCCCTGGTGTTAGTTTTCCATAACAAAGAAGGATTCCTTCAATTGCCCCGAACACTCTACTATCTGCATTATAGCTCTGAAGATTTTTCTTATTAGCTTCTGCGAGTATATTACTCATTGTTTGTATTGTCATTCCTTCCATATCTTTTATCTTTATTTGTTTCTACAAAGATATACCGCAAACAAAAATCCCACAACCTGTTAAAGTGTGGGATTTGATTTTATTAATTTTTTTTGATTACTTTACGACCGCCCTCATTAATTGATTGATAAGCCCTTGGGTCTTTGTGAAATCGTAAAATCTCACTGAAGGATCGGTATTAAAAATTTCAACATACCAATCTTCACCTTTCAATTCATTTTTTGATGGTGTGATTAATGTTAGACCATTAACAATGTCAAGGGCATAATAATAATCAGGATTTTCTTCACCAACATAATCCTCAATTGTTTCACTTTTAAATCCTAATAGGATTACTTCTCTTTCTGTCATACTACTTTATTTTACGATTTTTACTTTTTTTACTTCACCTAAATTATTTTTTTTAACTCTCAAGTTTAACGTATCATCCACACAATACATTCCCTCATCCATATCCAAACAAGACCATTCACAGGTATTGTGGTCATAAAAATGTACGTGAAGTTTTTCACAATACCTTTCACCTTCATATGGTATTTGAACGTCTTTCCATTGTCCGCAACCATAAACAACCAACATTAAAAAGATACTAAATATTATTTTCATATTCCATTATTTGATTTGTAAAAATGTTATCATTCTCATTATGTTTACCCAAATTGTAGGTTATAAATGTACCATTTTTATAATAGACTTTCAACATTAAAAACCCCAATTCTGATACATAAAGTTTTTCAATTTCACCAAGACCTTTTGGTGTTTCAATTTTCGGATTCCCCATCTTTTAATACTTTTTCTAAAATTGTGTGTAAGGTGTTATTAATTCCTGAATGCATTTCTTTTTCAAAATCCAAACGGATTCTTTCAACTCTATCATCAAATTGTCTTTTTAATTTAGAGATATCCCTTTCATTGAGTCTTACAACATAAGGACATACGTGGTTTGTTATTTCAACTCGGTTATCAACAATGATAATAAAAATGTCCAATTTTTTGTTAATGATGTATCTCTTATCAGATACAGGTGCGATACTATATTTTGAATCTTCGTGAGCGATTAGTCGTCTACAAATAGAAATACAGGTTTTTTCATAACCCAATATATCTTCAGGGGTTTTAAACATACTAACCCCCTTCTCCCACAAATAAATTCTTAGTTTTACTTTTTTAAATTTTCGTTTTATACGTTGTACCAAATTCATAAATTCAAGATTTAAATCAAATTTAAGAATTTTTTACCGATAAGACAAATCTTATTTAAACTTTTTTACAGATTGTTTTTCTTTCATTCTATTGGCGTATTCCATCCACGCATGTTTGACCTTTGGCCATTCTTTTCTTGGTTTTTCAAACTTACCTTTGTTTTCATCAAACCATTCTTCCATTGCATCAGATAAAGAAACACGTTTGGTCTTTGCCCTCTTTATTAATCCTCTAACGTGTGCAGGGATTTCTTCTTTTGACATTAAATAATGAAAGTTACCAGGTTCAACATCTTCATCAGGAACTCTCATATCTTCAAAGTTTTTTTGTTCAACGTGTTCCAATTCGTGTTCAATGGTTTCTTTTATTTCAGCAACCAAATCATTCATATGTTTTGGGAAATCCTGAGGTCTAAACGTTACCTCAATCTCCATTGTGTCTATATCGGCAAAAGCACTAACAGAGAACGGATGATTAAAGACTTCATCCTCAATAAACACACAACTTAAATCAAATGACGCATAGTCCCCACCCCTTTCAAAATAAATGTTTTCAAGTTCAAAGTCTTCCATTTTTTTAAATTGGTTAATAACAAGACGAGACATCAATAAAGAAATCTTATCTGACTTTCTTTCATTGATTAGTCGTTGGCTAATTCTTTTTACAATACTTTCAATTATGTGGTTTCTCATTGTTCTAAATGTGTCATTAAAACTCCACCAAGTGATGTAGCATGAACTTGTAAATGATTAATGGATTCAATATTTAATTTTGTTTTTCTTTTTGTATAATCAAGACCCAAAGTTCCAATAAACTTATCGTCAATTGATTTAATTGCAAATAAATAACCTGATTTACAGTTGGTGTCTTCTGCGATGTATTTTAATCCGAATGTTGATATCTCCTCGTCTTTAAAGTCGGGAATTTCAATTACATCATTGTTTAATAATTGGTTGATTGATTTTGAAAATAAATTAACGGGGATGTTATGAAAGTTTGATTGTATTGAACTAACCCCAGGGTTTACAGTTTCATACATAACTGAAAACTTTGCCATTGATTTCCCTGTTGGATAGAAGTTACCTCCGTTATGAAACTGTGTAACCCAAACTCTATCAGCATTAAATTCTTCTTTTATGTGTTCTATTTTGTTGGTGACCAATTCTGCAACTCTTAAAGTTTCTTTAACCATATCAGGTTTTTCTTTTTTCTCTAATTTGCTTTTGATATAAAGAACGGCAATTGGTCCGATGACACCTGTAATAAATGCAACTATAATTCCAATATATTCTGTCATAATAATTAACTTTGTTCTTTATTCTGAAATGCTTGTTTAATTGTGTTCCATAACAATAAAACACCTGTTGCAATTTCAGTTCCAGTTCTTATTTTATCTCCTGCGGTTTTTTGTGTTGGTGATTTTAATAAATCTGATTTTTGTTTGCTATATAATAACATTTCTGAAGTATAGTCAGTTCTGTCTTTATTTGGTAATGACTCTAAGCATTTATCTGCAAAACTTTTAACTTTATTTACCTCTCCGTATTGGACCGCATCATAAAGTTGTCTACAAGCACGAGCTCTTTCGGGGTGGTCTTTTTTAATTATTTCAATTAACTTACTAAAATTTTCTAATTGTTTTTTTTCTATTTGTTCAATTTCTTTTTCACCAGGAGATGTTGCGGTATCGGATACTGTTGGTTCTCTCTGTTCACTAAGATATCTTTTTTCAAGTCTCAGGTTTGACTCTATTATATGTTGTTTTTTTCTAAATGTGGTCATAATGATTTTATTTAATAAATATAATGATAAAAGAAAAAACCTACCTTTAAATAGTAGGTTTCTCTAAAAAAAATTGTAAGATTACTTTTTATCTACAATTGACCAGATCGCTCCCGTTAATGTCATAACACCTCCGACGATTTCTGATACGATAGGTTCATCAACCAAACCTTTCATTACAAGAATACCACCGACAAATGTCAATGCGTGACGAATGATACCCATAATTTGTTCTTTAGTTAACTTCATAATAAGTTTTTTAAAGTTTATTGTTCAATAATAAATATATCAAAAATAAAAAACCCCCGTGGTTATTGGGGGTTAGTCTCGTTTAAAGTACTTAGCAATTAATAAAATTAAGGCTGATGTGACAAAAATGGTAAAAATAAAAATCCAAAGAGTTTTCATATTTATTTTTTTACTTGTTTGTTGTCAGTAAAGGGATCGAACCAATGACACGTCCCTAAAAAGGGATTGCTCTAACCAACTGAGCTAACTGACATACCTAATAATAAAACATTAGTTTTACATTGTAAAGTGTGGTCCTTGTTGGGATCGAACCAACCACCCACAGATTATGAGTCTGTTGCTCTAACCGAATGAGCTAAAGGACCTAAGTGGTGGAGATTTGTACCCAACGTACGATCACCCGTACGTATCGTATCTATTGTTTTTGGTACTCCACCTTTGTAAGTATCACTTACCTTACACCCCCATTCGTGGACTTCCGATTTCCCAATGAGTGTTACCGTACTATCGGAGTCAGATAACTGGCTGTAGTCAGGACAGGACTTGAACCTGTATTTGAGAGTTCTAGTGTGGATACTATCCAAGTAGTTATTACCTACCAACTCACAACATCTTTGCGTCTAACCATTCCGCCACCTGACTAAATTAACACCCTACTTTATCCAACTCACAGGTGTTATGGTTGTCCCCACCACAAAGGTGGGTTAGGAATAATCATTTCGTCCTCACCAGGTCGGGCTGACTTACCCAGTCGTTCTCCCTATACGACAATGTACGTTCCCCTACGGACATCACTCCGTTTCTCGTCGTGTGGGGCACACTATGGGGTGATGAACCCGCAACGTGATGTCAGGGTGGGATTTGAACCCACAATGAGCAACCTTACGACTCCATAGAACCCACAAGTGTCTGGGACTATTGGTCTTGGGGACTCGGCACCATGCCTCATTACACTCCTGACAAACTTTAAGTACTCGGAGTGGGACTCGAACCCACACAACCCACTGGTCAACAGAGCTTAAATCTGTCGTGTCTACCAATTTCACCACCCGAGCATTTCAAAGAACTTATCTTCTCTTTCTTATCATAAGGATAAACAAAACAAATAATACAAACAATATTGGTGTCATAATTTTTTAAAAATTTTTAATCATGTTTTTAATTTTTAAGAATTTTTCTTCTTGCTTAGTGATATATTTTTCATAATTTTTTTTCATATCACTAAAAAAGGTTTTTAAATCTTGTTCTTCATTAATTTTTAATTTTTTTGATAACTGTATAACCCCCCAACCTTGTGCTTCAATTGATAAACAATCCCAACTTATTTTATGTATCGGTACTAACCCTGAATCACCAATAATCTCAATTCCTGACTCTGTTTTTTTGTAATCAACAAAAATGAGATATAATTCATTATTATTATTTAACCAATTTATTAATCTTTTGGCTGAAATAATGTTTGGTGAATAATTGTTTTTGTCAAGGTTATTACTTTTAACATTAACAGGTTTAGTAATATCATCGTCCAATAAAAAATCGCCAATTGATTTTTTGGTTCCTTTGGCTACCGCGCCATATTTAATTGCGGTTTCAATTTCTATTTTTTTATAATCATCCATTTTATTTTAAAACCATATATTTAACACCATCAACGATCTTGACCATATACTTACCTTGGTCTTTGGTTTTCTTTTCCGCCCTCTTTGTTGACCTTGTTGTTTTAACACTTTTCTCATTTTCACCATACTTGTTGGCGATAAGTTCCTTCATTGAAAATCTTTCCATATCTTTTTTGTTTCTACAAACTTAATCATTTTTTTTCATTTCTTCTAACATTTTATCTAACTCTTCACCATACTTCTTTGACTTCTCTAATCGTTCTTCAGATTGTTTAATTAACTCCTGATAATCAATTGAGGGTTTTGACTTAAATAAGTTTATTGTAAATAATACAATTAAACTACCCACCAAGCTTCCAATAATTCCGTACAATATTAATTCCATAGTTTTTAATTTTTTGTAGTCAGGACAGGACTCGAACCTGTATGATAGTTACCCACTCCCAAGCTTATAGCTACTTTGCTGTTTTTACGGGAACTCTTATTCGGATAAATAACTAATATCTCAATTAGTTCTATCTTTGCTTAGCGTCTACCATTCCGCCACCTGACTAAATATTGTTGATAGTGTTGGGATACCCGTCTCGTCCCAATCTTAACTGCTTAATCGTAGTTTTACGAGGCCCCGGCAGAGGGTGCTGAATTCCGATTCCACTCTGGATTGTCGACATCCGTTGAATGGGGAAAACCACTATCAATATTTTCAAAAAACACTTTTTGCGGTCCATGCGAGAATCGAACTCGCGGCCCCACCGTGACAGGGTGGTATGTTAGCCACTACACTAATGGACCAATAAACACACTTTAAAACCGTAGAGGTACAACTTGTGTGCTTTGTTGTTCATTTCACTGTAGTCCTACGGGGAATCGAACCCCGCTTTCCAGGATGAAAACCTGGCGACCTAACCGATAGTCGATAGGACCAAGTTAAGATGAGTCGTGGACTTGTGTACCACTTTTGTTCCCCTTTAAGTTTCTCACTAACCCTAGGTGTGGGAAAACTCATCTCGTTTCTTTTACAAAGGTAGTGTTTTTTTTAATCTACCAAACCTTTTTTTAATTTTTTTTCTTAAGACCTTAAACAAATCAGTTTTTGTGTTAGTTTTAACAAATTTAACTCTTCCTGATTCGCAAGTTCCTGATAAAACTTCTCTCATCATTCATTCGTTTTTAATTGTTTATTTGGTGGACCGGATGAGAATCGAACTCACCACAGAAACATTGCAAGTGTTTCTCGCCAAAGCCTTGGAACATGCCAGCCCATAAAAAATGAAACGTTTCTCCGATTTTTACTTATGGTTTGTTCCCCATAACCTGTTGACGTGCACATCAGAGCAGGTATCTGAACAGAGTACTTTGAGTCATTTATATCTCTTCGGTTGGGTAGCTAATCCCATGAAGTCAAAGTTCCTTTCATCCGTGCAAGTCGGACTTCTGTTATTTCATTTTGTGCGGGTAGAATGAATCGAACACTCATCTCCACATTGGAAGTGTGGAGTAATAACCATTATACGATACCCGCAAAAGTGTGACGAACTTGGGTCATTCGTCACTTTAACGTGAATGGGGTGATCAAACCCTCCAACATCACGGGTGTAAGTTTTTCACATTAAACTATCTCCACAAAACGTTAGTTTTTATCGCCAAAACTAAAAAAACGACTTGACTCTTTGTAACCCCCCTTTTAAGTGCGTGTTACCATCCTTTCTCAAGTAGAATATACTGCTTACACTCCCGTACCGAAGAAGGGGCTTGAACCCATAACCTTGACGATATAAGCGTCCTGCTCTCACCAATTGAGCTACCTCGGCAAAAATTGTCAGTCTTTCCTGACCGTCACCCCTAACCCACAGGTATTACCCGTATCGTAGTAAAGCTTGGTTGGCTATTTAGAAGCGGATTCAGGACTCGAACCTGGCCATGGGGTTATGAGCCCCTTGTGCTACCAATTACACCAAACCGCAATGTGTAGTCAAGACAGGACTCGAACCTGTGTGGGAGCACCTATAACCCTCCACCTGACTATTTTAATTTTGTGATTTAGTAGTTAACACACACTCTCGTTTCACTATCTTATGTTAACAGGTTGATACACTTTACGAGTTTCCCGTTTCTTACAACCACAATATTTTTATTTCAATGAACTTCTTCTTTCTTCACGGGAGTAGGACACCAACCTCTAACTTCCTACCCCCGTTGTTTGTTCTACAAAGATATGTAATCTATTTTGATTTGCCAAATCTTTTTTTTATTTTTTTATAAAGTACTCTTCAACTACGAATTTTCTTCCTTCTTTTTTTAGTACCCCAACAAAATCATCTTCGTGATGAATACCACAATAAAAACCTGAACCATCATGCCACAAACCACGTTTATTGTTTTTGTAAACGTTTTCACCATCAAACGTGATGTAATCAGGTTGTAAATCCTTTTCAAGATTTAGGGTTCTTGTCATTTCACGATTTTCAGAAGGAGTATATCTCCCACCAAAATCACTTTTGCAAAGAAACGTCGCCTTTCCAACCACAACTTTCTCTCCGTTGAGTGTTGCATTTTTATCAAATTTTTTCTTGTAAGTGTAGATATAAACTCCCATATGTTTTTTATTTCTACAAAGATATGTAATCACTTCTGAACTGCCAAATCTTTTTTTACTTTTTTTACCAATATGTCAAAGAACAAAAAACCCACCTCGTAATTGAGATGGGTTTTCAAATTTATTATGTATTAAATTATCATACCATCTCCATATAGGAACGATCCTCAGCTATCGCCAATCCACCTAATAATATGATATGTAAATTTTTCATTTGCGTTTTTATTTGTTTTGTGTTATAAATATATGCTACTTTTCAAAAGTGTCAAGTTTTATTTAAAAATCTTCATCTTCGTCATCATAATCTTCATCATAATCTTCATCATAATCTTCATCATCATCTTCTTCACCAACTATTGCGTAGTTAAGTTCATCAAGAATCGCATCAACCGTTACGTCATCCATAAATTCGTTCCAAAAATAACCATCTTCATATTTCATTAAAAGAACAGATTCACCTTCAGAAGCAACAAGTTCATTATACATTTCAATGATATCTTCTGGGTTAACCTCTTCACCAAGTTCCATTATAATGCCATCATATTTACTTGGTATTGTGATAGTTTCTTCGTCTCCATTATTGCCACCTAATTTTTCTATTAGTTTTTCACAATGACTAATAATTCCCTTAAGGTAATCAATCGCTTCATCGTTCTCCATTTCATCAAGTTCAGATTCAATATCATCATAAATACTCCAATCATAACCCATACCTTCTCCTTGTTCTTTAATCGTACGTTTAACAATCCTTGCTAAATCCGATTCTGTAAGTCTTATTATTTTTTTCATAGTTAATTATCTTCTTGATTTAAATCTATCTTCAAGGTTTCTTAAAGATTCTCTGTCGCTAGTATACACACCAAAACCGTCATCACCAAAACCTTTTTTAAGTTTACCTAAGATTTGGTTTGCCACGTTATCTGCACCATCAGGAGTCAATAAATAATTTGCCAATGTAATTAACTCATCATTACCTTTTTCTGAAAACTCAAAACTTGAGATGATGTCATCTACAATACGTCCAATCTGTCTTCTTTCGTCTTTATTTTCATTTACAACACGTTTAACGATACGTGATAAATCTTTTTCTGTTAGTCTATTTCTCATTTTTTTATTTTTTATTTATTTTATACGAATTCTTCATCGTCATCTCCGTGACTCCACTCATCAAAATCATCATCATCATCGTCTTTTGATAATCTTGTTCCTTCAAAATCTAAAAGTGATGTGTGTTTAAAAGGATTTTTTGGTACATCTCTATAATCTTTTCTGCTGTATTTGTCAAAGCGTCTTTTTTCAAATTCGGTATCCCAATTTTCATCAACCTCCTCTTCATTAAATCCTTCTTGGTCTAATAGATGCTCAATTTCTGAAGCTAAATCTTCATAACCTTCATCAGATAAAAATTCAACAATATCTCGTTCATCCATTGAATTAATCTCTTCTATATCATATCCACATTCATTTTCCAAAATGTCCCTTGCCTCTTCAATTAAATCTTGAAGTTCTTCTTCACCTTTATCCGTTTGTCCCCATTCCTCATCTTGTTCTTTGATTCTTTCTCTACCTGATGATGCAGATAACTCAGCACCTACAGTTCCACCTAAACCTGCAGTAAGAAGTGCTGCCTGTAAAACGCCTTCACCGCCCATTGTACCCATCATTGCACCAACGATAGCGCCTAAAGTACCCCAAATGCCGTAATTAATTAATTTTCTTTTTAGATATTGGTTTCTTGTGATTTCTTTTTTACCTCTTTCGTCACTGTAGTCATAATATTTATATGCTTCAGAAACATTTCTCTCCATTGCGTTTTTAATCTCTTGGGCAATATCAGGGTTTTCTTCAAAGAATGAAACCAATTCTTGGAATTCTTCAATATTTTCTAATTCCATTTTAGAAAAGTCAGATTCAGCATCCATATCTTGTGATTGGTCAATCCAATCTTGTTCGTTTTCTTTAATCATACGTTTAATTAAACGTGCAAGATCAGATTCTGTAAGTCTTATAATTTTTTTCATTTTATATTTTTATATATAAATATACCTATAAACAAAAAAACGTATACTTTCATATACGTTTTATTAAATCTGTTGGTACTACTCTTTTTAACTCTATTTCATACTTGGTTATAAACCAATCAAGAAGTAATGATTCTACTTGTAAATCAAAGTATTTTTCAAGATCATAAGATAGTTCCATTGGGCAATTCAAATCTCTACCGTACCCAATATTATTAAAATGAAAGAATGCAAAATAAGTAATTCTTTTTTTATCCTGTAAATAAAAAATTATACTGTCCCCGTCTTTTTTATGATATAATATTAAATCATTTAATTGTGGATAAAACGTATCAATATATTCTGAAAAAGATTTCTCTAAACTCATAGTTCTTGGATTTGAATCATAATCCAATCAACCTCACCTTCAGTTTGATTTCCGATAACATCTTCAGCAATTGGTGTGTTATATGTTATATCCCAATCATTTTCATTTCCAAACAACACTGCAACTTCCCACTCATTTTCGTCTGATGTATATGAACCATACCTAAATCCATCTTTAGATGTTGGGCTTGGAACTTTAAACCTAACAACAGAAATACCATACCCATTAGGAAAAAATAATAATCCGTGTGACCCCTCAAATGATGAGTGTGGTTTAAATACAATATCCTTAAATGATTTCATTACGCGAACGTTTTTTTGTGTTTTGTTTTTCTTGTATAAAGGTTTTTTGGTTTCTCAACGCGAGACACAAATCTCCCATCAAAGAAACCGGCTTCAATCTGGTCTTTTCTTACCTGAGTTCTTTTCATCTTATGTTGGTCATACGTTTTCATCTCATTTGTTTTTTACAAATATATAAATAATTTTAAATCACCACTTCCTTTTCTTTTCAAGTTTTTTTGTTTTTTGTTCTTCAAGCATATTTTCATATTCCTGTTTGGTTAATCTTTTAAAAGATTCCTCATCCACATTCCCAAATCTTTTCTTTGCACTTGATTTTGCATGGATGAGATTTTTACTCCACACAATGTTTGACCCTATAACCTTTCCATTTTGGAACATATTAAAAATGTATAGGTACTCCCCTTCTTTGTTTGTCATCAACTTTTCCATCTTCACTTTTTTTGTTTGTACCCCCGGAGAGACTCGAACTCTCACACCGCTTGGCATTCGGTCCTAAACCGAACGTGTCTACCATTCCACCACAGGGGCATTTTATTGAGTAAGTGGTCAGATTTGAACTGACGGGAGACTTTCGTCTGTCGGTTTTGCAGACCGATGGTTTCAACCACTCACCCACACTTACATATTAGCGGCAGTGGTGATCTGCCGCTCTTGTTGCAATTTGATTGTCAGGTTTAATATTTGACTTATAACCTAACGACGTTGCCCACCCAACAACGGGTTGAACCAATTTTGAACTAAAGTATTTTTCTTCACTATTGTAGTCCAAATCAATTTCAACTTGTACCTTCACCTTTTGAGTTAACCATTCAGCAACCTCAATTGAATAATCGGCTTCATTCCAAAGACGTGTCCACTTATCTTTAATCTTCTTCACCTTTTGTTTATGAAGGATGTAGTGAACACCTCTGTTACCATACCTATAAGCAATTACCGTAACGTATACGGTACTTCTTCTATGGTTTTGTGAATCCGTACCGATGTGTATTTCAACCCATGGACATTCCTTCAAAACATTCAAGGTGTGATTTACCACATCAGGGATTGCTTCACCATTTACTGTTCTAAATACTCTGTTCATTGTTTCTAATTATTTGTGGAACCCAACCGAGTCGAACGGTTACCTTCTGATCTTCAGTCAGACGTGACACACCTGCTTACACCAGGGTTCCCCTTTTTATTTTACTTCAAACGCAAATTTAATCACACGTTTCTTTTTTTGTGAATCCTCCCAATTACCTATCACAACACCATCTTTAATTGTAAACGCATGTCTTGAAACAAGTATGAAAAATGTACCAACAGGGTTTTGTTTTGCAAAAGTACCAACAGTCATTTCTCGTTTAGTCACAACACCTTTAGTTTTAACTTCGTACTTTAAACTGTACATCCCCATAGTACTTTTAGTGCCCACACATTTAACTCTCTTGTAGTTAATCTGTCTTCTATCTTCGGCGATTTGTTTCATTTTAAGAACTGTTCCGTAAGTCCCCTCACGGTTTTTACGTCCAAAGTTTTCTTTAACGTATTTGTGAGCGTAGTCATATGAAACTCCAAATGAAGATGCAAATGCTCTAACAACACAATCGTTTCTTTCTCCTTTAGCGATAGGTGATTCAGCATAACCTTTAATCGCTTCTTTCGTCGTACAATATGGTAATCCTTCTTTCATATTGTAAAGATAAGAAAACTTTTTTAATTGGCAAAATTAAATTTTAGCGCGTGGTGTTAGAATCGAACTAACCCGTCGAGGTTTTGGAGACCTGACCGACACCTTGTCTGTACCACGCAAATTTGCCCGACCTAGCTCGGGACCGACATCGGATCCGTACCCTCAAAGAGATTCAAACTCCTATCTCCCGATCCGTAGTCGGGTGTTCTCTTCTGTTGAACTATGTGGGCGATTAAAGAATTTTGGTCAACCACTCGCATCCCACCAATCTCTTGTATCAAACTTTTTGTAGTCCAAACGATTATATCTCCTACGACTCATTCTCAACTCACTTGCCTAAGCCTTGTCCGTTGTAAATTCTTTTATTTCTATAGTTGTCCAAAACTACATATTATTTACCACATTTGGACACTTATAGGGTATTTGGGTGAATAGTGGGGGTCGAACCCACGGCACAAGGAATCACAATCCTACGCTCTACCTACTGAGCTATATCCACCATTTAAAAAACCCCACTCGGTAAGTGGGGAGGGTCAATACGGCCTGACCACGCCAGTGCTTTCTCCGTTAGGGAGATGCGTACCGATAAAGGGTATCGAACCCAATGACATCCAGGATATGAACCCGGATCGGAAACCTCTCCTATCGGTATGTTGCGGAAGACATTGGAATCGAACCAAATACCCTTACGAGTACATCTCGCTTAGCAGGCGGACCCTATCTCCATCAAGGTTTATCTTCCATAGAGTGTGGTACTCCTGCAGTAGTTAGGGCACCCACACAAGTTATTCCCCTTTTTGTGTTCACGATAGGTTACGATCCTATTACCTCCGACGTATCAGATCGGCGCTCTACCAATTGAGCTACGTGAACTTGTTGCGGACAAGGTAGGGTACGATCCTACAACCCTCGTATTAACAGTACGATGCTCTCCCAATTGAGCTACTTGTCCATTTATTGTGGGACCTGGTGGACTCGAACCACTCCCGTGAGGACGAAATTTACAGTTTCGCTGCCGTATCCGAACGACTTTCAGTTCCCAATTCAGGAAAGGGGAAGATGGTTCAGTGGACATCCCCTTTTATGATTAGCATTACTATGACAGTTAAAACTCCGACATAACTACGAACTACTGACACGTTAACGTTATATCATTCCCCAATCAACCCTTGTACACCCTACAGGGATCGAACCTGTGACCTGTAGTTTGTAATACTACCGCTACTACCATCTGAGCTAAAGGTGCGTTTATGATGTTATCATTTTAATACTTTCAATTGTGGTAGAGTACATTCCTTGTTCAATGTAAGGTTTACTATCTTTTAATAGTTTCAAAACAATTTCTGTTGCCTCGTTTTCGGTTTTACCTTGTTTAACCAATCTTACGATTGCTTTTTCACATTCTTCACCAACCTTAACCATTCCACTTGGAAGTCCTTTTTTAATCTTCTCTACTTTTTTCATAGTACAAAGTTAATACTTTTTTTTAATCTACCAAATTTTTTTGTCCCCCCGGCCGGTTACGATCCGACTCTCCCCATATTAAAAGTATGGTGCTTTCCCGATTAAGCTACGAGGGGTTCTGTTTGTCATACTTGTCACTTTCCATAACACTTGTTTTTATTTGTTTATTTATTAGTCGAATGTGTACGAATCGAACGTCTCCCGAATGTCCCAAACATCCTGTGCAACCATTACACCACACACTCGTTATATGTTGGAGGAAGATGTAGGTGTCGATCCCAATACCTTTCGGTACCGCCCGTTTTCAAGACGGGGTCACAGGCCGCTGCGATTCATCTTCCTTATTGTTGTCTCGGCTGGACTCGAACCAACACACTCGGAGCCAAAATCCGATGCCCTGCCTTTAGGCTACGAGACAATTAATGAAGCCAATATGTCAAAGAACTTTTTCTTTTTGTTTGAGGTCCCTGTCGGAACTGACCCGACAACTCAACTTTACAAGAGTCGTATTTTTCCAGTTAAACTAAGGGACCAAATTTTTGGGTATAAAAAAACCCGAACTGTTTTGAGTTCGGGTCTTATATTTCTTTTATATTTTTAGTTAATCTTTATCAACTAATAAACGAAAATGCCCTAATATGCGATTTAAGCGTACGATACACGTTACACAACCACTGAATGCTCGGGTTACAAATGTTCATATGTTTATTAGTTGTTTTCATTTTGTTATAAATATATCGTTATTACTAAAAGTTTTAATTCTTTTACAAATTTAGTCAAAATTTTCTATTTGACAAGTGTTTTTAAATAAATTTCTTGTTCTTCCTCCAATCTTTTTAAGAAAATATCATATTCTTCGGAGTTTATGAACTCATTGTGGATTAATTCTAAAATTTCTTCCATTGTTTTTGTTTTGGTGATCCGCTCAGGAGTCGAACCTGAGACCTACTGCTTAGAAGGCAGTTGCTCTATCCATCTGAGCTAGCGGACCATATTATTATATTTTCTTAACCTGATATTTGTGATCAGAATCTGAATTGGCTTGAAATATGTCTCTCATTTTTTCAGCCTCTTCTTCGGTATCAAATTCCCAAACCTCAGTATCACTATTCAACAAAATTACCGGTAGATACTTTACAGGTACAGAATTTGGTTTTAAAACGTGTTTAACTATTACATACATATGACAAATATAGTAAATAAAAATCCCCCAGTCAATAAAGAAAGGGGGATTCATTTCAATATATTTTATTTTAAGATAATGTATTAGGTAATCTTTCATTATCCTTCATAGAAAAATCAAAGTTACCACAAGGTAATTTTGACTCTAAATACTGTGATAAGGAAGGACAAGTATATCCAACATTTACAATTTTATCTTCAAAAAATGGCCCATTTACACTCGCAGCCTGACTAATTTCAATATCAGCTTCAAAAGTATTTGTTCCACATCTATATATGATATTATCTTCTTCACGAAATAATGAAAAACCTAATTCAGGACTAATATTTTTAACAGTTAACTTAACAATAGCAAAGTTATCAGATGTCGCCCCAATAACCGCAGTAATTTTACCTCTGATTGGGCTGTTAATTACGTTATCGTATACCTTTCTATCTTCAGGTCCTAACTCTCTAATTGTATCGTCGTACCACACATCACTTGGAGAAGTTTTTGAGGTTATTTCAATTGTATTTTTATATTTAAATATAACAGTTTTTCCAATCAAATCTTTATATTCGTCGGGTGTTGGGTCCCCACTAGTAAGTTGTTCAGCCAAATAATGATTTGCCGATCTTCTTTTATGCATATTTAAAATGCGATTTTTTTCTTCTTCCGTAATTAAGTAACTTTTCATTTTATTTATTTTTTATTTTTTTTATTTACATCCCGATGATTAAATCATCAAAATTTAAATTATTACCACCTTTCATTCTTTCCTCAGCACTATCATACATAAATGATTTAACAACAGATGTGATTGATTGTTCTGATTGTGCAATTTTGGTTTCCATCCAATCTTCAAGTTGGTCACCGTCTTCCATCATCTCCCACATTTTTTGTGCTAATGTTGCAATTGTGAATAGTTGTTGTTTTGCCATATAAGAACCTTCTTCTTGATTCTCTTTCAATGACCTAACAATTTCTTCCAATTGTTTTTCTGTTATCATTATTTTTCCCATACTTTATATTATTTGTTCGCCACTTGGCCACCACCGGCAGCATATTCTATATTAGTGTTTCTTAAATTTTCACCTACTTTTTTCAAATTCGCAATGTTGTTTACATAGTTTGTAATCATAGGTGTTACTGTTTTAACTTCATCGGCATAATTAGGTTTAGCAGCACCCAATTCATTCATTTTTTGTTGAAGTTGTGTTAATTCTTGTGTTAAATAATCCAATTGTTTATCTAAGTATTCAGATCTAACTTTTACTTTTTTAAATAACCCCTCAAGTTGTCTACTTTTATCAATATCCTGAGACGAGTCAAAAACATTTGTTGCTGCGGTTTTTATGTTTGTTCCTGCACCCGCAAGACCAGCTCTTACTGTATTAAGTATTTTTTGCTCACTTAAAAAATTATCTTCAATTTTTTGGTTTGCCTCTTTAATGTGTCTAATTTTACTATAACTTTTCATTTTTTTTTAATTTTTAATTTTATTTACCAAGTTCTACAAGCCCAATATCTTGGTTTCCATCTCGGACCTGGGTTATCACAATTCATTCTTGCTCTAAATGATCTTCTTCTTTCAGGGTTATTCTTTTTAATAACCATTCTTTTTCCTTTTGCAGATTTTCCACCAAAACCAAAATTTACCTTAACGACTTTTCCTTTGTCGTTTTTAACATAAACCTTAAATTTTTTAATGTCACCTTGCATAATTTTTCCAAGTTGGACCTTTCTTCCTTGGTATTCCGCTTCATTTAAAAAATTAACTTCTTCAACTGATCCGAATACATCCTCATAGATAACAGAATCATTTAAAAATTCCTCTCTTAATACCTTTTTTATGATTTCATTAATATTCATATTAATAAATATCACATCAATAAAAAAAGGTGAGATTTCTCTCACCTTTTTTGGGTCGTCCACGGACTGTGAACCGATCTGCCACCACTTTGTTTTAAAGATTAACAAAGAAACTACCCCTCTAACTTGGATTTCGCAACTACCATTTCAGCCATGGATACCTCCTTTGCTAGACCAAGAATCAAACACTCCTTTAATATTGTAACGGGTACGTGGATTAAAAAATCTTTCCCGTTGAAAGTTGTCAAGTCCTGACTCAATTCAATTGAGGAGTGTACCATATTTAAGAATATCTTAAACTGTACTTCATCAATGAATGTCTCATTCAAAACTTCACCGTACTTCGGGTGTACTATCGTTACGTGTTTTAGTGTTGCCATATCTTTTATTTATGTAAATGTAATGATTTTTTTTTAATCTATCAAATTTCTTTGTACTCAATTTTTGAAATAACAATATTCATTTCACGGTTATCAATTCCAAAATATTTTAGTTCTTGTGTTACCGCACCTAAAATGGCACTTCTATAGTATTTGTTATATCTTTTAGCGTTTCGTTGGCAATAATGGTTAGTTCCGTAATAGTAATACTCTCCTTTAGATCTCATATCAACAATAACATCAATTTCGTATACATATTTTTCTTTGTTTTCTAACCATTGTGTACGTCTGTGCGAATACTTTCTAACTGATTTAATTTTAATAACTGAGTTATTTAGATCACTGTCCAAATAATACCCATCATTTTGTGATGGAGTAATTAACATATTTTTAGTTAGTTTTTTAACCGCCTTAATATGTTTGTCTGAAATTGCTTTTCCTATTTTGTCATCGTTTACCATACATCAAAGATATGTAAAAAAAATTAATGCACAAAAAAATGGATACAAATATTATCTGCATCCATCAATTTTTTTCTTATAAGATTTTAAACCTAAAAAAGAACGCTGAGATTATACGTTTCTGTGAGAATCTTTTGAAGGATTATTGTTTCCCTTCGTATCCACCATCTTTTGAATGGTACTTCTCAGTGACGATTATTTAGGTGAATCACTCCTTGAGGTACTAGTTACTCTCTCATTACTCAACTCTCTCCGAGAATGCCTTCCCAGTTGACCCTTGCGAGGTTAGAGGTTTTTGGTAAGAATATAGGTCAACTTGCGGTCTTCCTATGCAATGAACAGCTCATTACTATGTAGTCACCTTTCACTATTACCTGACGAACACTTTTGCTTTATAGTTCTTAGTTTTACTTAATTTCTGTAAAGTTTTTGTGTCGTGGATTGATAGAAGTAGTGGTCCGTCTTTCAGCTTCGTTATCTTTTGAACAACGAAATACCAAACTACTCCTTGAAATGTCCCCATCTCCATATTTCAAGATTACTTCGTGATTAACTCCTTGGTAGAAGTTTATCAAGGATAATTTCGGCACCACCCGTTTGTTATCATACCTTTCGGTTTTAAGTATCCTATCGTATTGGAACACGCAATAATAAAATCGGATAATCTTATTTTTTGCAATATCCCTACGGGTTATTCCTATTGGTGTTCCCACCTCAATCAGACGACCCACATCGCCCAATCGTTTAACCACTTTCCCTACATCGTTGACCTCGGTACTAAAGGTTATACGGTATCCCGCTTGTGTACTCAAGTTCGGTTACCCAAACCGCAAATCGGTTACACTTCCGATTCACTTTATCCTACTTTCGTAGTTTATTTTATGGACTATACACGGCCCAATATCTTTATCGTTTAAAGGTGGAATTCCTATTCCAATTACTCATCAATTAATCTGATGAAACTTTATCCGAACGGATAATCTAATTTTTCAAAGAACGTTTCAGGTCTTTTCCTGATTTGTTTTACAAAGTTACGACGTTTATTTTGTTTTGTCAAGTACTTTGTGAACTTTTTTAATTTTTTTCTTCGTAGACATCAAAAGTACCGAAGTAATTTGCTCGGATGTTCGCAAATTCAAGGTTAGATGTCCAAAACATCTTTCCCTCAGAATTTTTGTAACCGTAAATTACAAGTTCTTTAGATTCTACAGTGTTATTGTCTTCTGACATCTCACCACAGTTTAAAGGTTAATATTTCAACTTAACATTAGGTCTTTCCCTAATTGTTTTACAAATTTAAGTAAGTTATTTTGATTTGTCAAATGATTTGTAGAAATAAATATCAATGTTTTATTAAAAAGCCATTCAATATCTCTTTTTTAACATCAATTTCTTTAATTTTTTCTTTTAACCATTCATTAAACGTTTCGCTTGATTTAAAAACGTCAGAATATTTTTCGTTATTTTTAAATGGTATTTCAACAATTTTTGTTGCACCCTTTAAAAAATAAGTTCCAGAATTCTTTTTACAGAATTTTACTTTACCATTGTTACCAATTAAGACTAAATCGTATACTATATTATTACAATCAATACCATCACCGTTAACAATTATATATTCTAAATTTTTAAATGGTGAATATGTTCTATACCCATCAATTTCAGGTCTCATTTCTTTATTTTCTTTAATTGTCCCCCAATTTTTTTGTGGTTGTTCAAGATCTGGCTGTAATGTATAATCTGTTGTTAATTCATCGCCCTTTTTAAGATTTTTTGATGCCACCAAATATCTTTTATTTCCAACTTTTTTATTATGACACGTTGGTTTATCGTTATGGTTATGCATTTTTCCAAGTTCTGTGAAATCGTATTCCGATCCTAACTTTTTTATTGTGTGAAGTAATCCTATCGTTTCTCCTTTTTTAATATCTGTTTTCGCAAAAACCCCTTTACCTGCACCTTTAATTTTGCTTTCATCAACAAAATATTTTTTATTGTTTGATTTAGATTCGGTCAAATTTGTTTGTCCTTGTATTTTTTGGTTTAAAACACTAACAAACTCGTCTTGTATTGCTTTAGTTAAATCAACATAGCTGGATATTTTATTTTCATCCTCTTTTGGTTGTATACCACCTTCTTTTTCAATTTGTCTAATAGCCGCATTAATTTGAGGATCAGTTAAAAAGTTATATTTCTTTAATTTACCTTTTATATCGTTCACAAATGTATTATTACCCGTATAATCAGATATTGCTTGTAGTTTTGGGTTGTCGTACGTTGATGTTTCGTCTTTTTTAGAATCCCTGAATAAGTAACTAAGTCCTGATATGTTTGTAATACATTTATGTCCTCCTGAGTTTGCCATTACAACGTCCCAACCATTTACACTTATCCTATCCAACATCTCTTTTTGTTTAGTTGATAGTCTTTTATAAAGGGTTTCTGATATGTTTTTTATAATGTCTACAGTTTTTTCCCCGCCTTGTACTTTAAATGATGGGCGATTCCCATATATTGCAATTAAATCTTTATATGTAAAACCAACAGAATCTTGTTCTGCCTTTATTTCTGAAACTCTTTTTAAAGTACCAAACGTAATAGTCATTCCTTTTAATAGTGGTTCAAACTTACTAAGTACTTCATTTTTCATTTCACCTAAATCAACCCCCTTTAATGCCCTATCCCCTTTAAATGGATTACAAGATGCCTGCACTAACCCCATTCCCCAAGCAAGTACTATGAAGTCTTTATCTGGATTATTTCTAAAAGGAGTGTATCTATCATAAGATCCAGGGTTTCTCATATTACCCCCACCATATTGTACTATTATTGGTCCAACAAATTTAACATTCTCACTTGTTTTCATTCGTTCAACATACTCTTCTTGGTTTTTAACCATTTCAACTTCGCTAGCATAACCATATTTTTTTACCTGATCTCTTATATTATTTAAAATACTTAAAAGAGATGGTTTTGCTTCTAATACAATATTTTCTAAAAATCTTGGTTTATTTTTAAGTGCCAACAATAACTTATTAGTGACAAGTCCCATTAACATTTTGTTAGATTTTAAACTATTATCCTTATCAAATTTAAACAAATAGTTCATTACCATTTCCTGTGTAATATTATGGGCCAAGAAATTGGCTGAGTCCACAGTTGATATTAAAGTAATATCATCAAAAGGAAAAATTTCTTTTGGTGAAACTACTTGTGATATTGTTTCAACGTTAGATCTTGACGGTCTAAAATTAGTTGCGGTGCCAGGTTCAACCCCAGCCTGACTATCGTGATGGTCTGTATGTATTACAAACATTGGTTTCCCGTGAGCAAAATCCACAAGTACAGGCATAATATCACCACCAGCATCCGTTTTTTTAATTGCAAATTCTTTATCTCCGTATTGTATAGTCTCAGCATCAACAACTTTAATCCCGTTTTGCTCTAAATAATGTTTCATACCAAGGGCTGTTGTTACTCCATCTAAATCTTGGTGAAAGTAAATTTTAGCTTTAGGATATCTTTTTTTTATTTGATTTATATCTCTAATTCCTGATTCTTTAATTATATATTTCATACGGATAATCCTTTTTCTTTTGCCAATCCCTTTAACTGGTTTAGGTTATTTTTTGCCATCTGTTTATCAGGATCAATCAACCATTTATTAATATTTTCTTCAACTGATTTAATATTTCTGATAAAAACCCCACCAACTGTAACAATATCCTTATCGTTAGTTATTTTAAGATTATCTTCAATTTTTTTTATTTGGTCATTAATATTTTCTAATGACCAAGACGGGTCATAAATGTTTTTACTTTGTATGTAGTCATTAACGGCCCTATCCCAATATTTTTGATATTCAGTAGTTACAGGTATTTTAAAAGATGTAGTAGTTGTGGGAATATGTAAATCAGTTTTTGGGTTATAAAACCCTCTTTGACTTACATATAATTTACCGTCTTTTGTTTTATATGTAAAAACTTGTGTTTTACTATTTTCATATTTCCAAACAGTGTTCGGGTCCTTTGAACTTACTTGTGTGAATCCATTATTTTTAATTATTGATATATATTCGTCTTCACTTTTAGGTGGTTCTAAACTTTCAATAATAATTGATTTTTGTTTTAAATATCTTTCTTCAAGTATTAAGTTGACATTTTTAATAACATTTTTTTTCATAATATATAAATACCATTAAAAACAAAAAATCCAAGATTACTCTTAGATTTCCTCTGATACTGTTTGTAGGTTTTTAAAATATTCAACCCTTGTTTTAGCCACCTCCGTATAATTTGGTGATAGTTCAATACCTAACCATCTTCTTCCAAGTATCTCAGCAGCAACTAATGTTGTTCCGCTACCCGCAAACGGGTCAAGAATTACATCGTTTTTGTAGGACAATATCTTGATCGCTTTAGTTGGGATGTCCATTGAGAACGTTGCCTTGGTGAGTGATTTAGTATCTGCAAAGTAATTCCACTGACCAAAAACAAGTTCCATAAACTCTTTCTTATCTTCTTCCTCATATACTACTTTCTTTTTTATGGTTCCATCCTCCTGAATAATTTCAGTTGGTGTTCCTTTCCACTGAGGTTCCCCTTTAACCTTTTTAATGTGGTATTTTTTGTATGCAAGTATTACACACTCTTTTGGGTTATAAATATATGGACTTGACGGACTCATCCAAGATCCCCACGCAGTTGTCTTACTACGATGAGGTGATTGTTCCTCCAAATCCACAATACCAAAAAATTTAAACCCAACTTGTTTCATAATTTGATAAAATTCAGATACAAAAAACACTCTACCACCTCGTTCACGTACATTGGTTTCGTAAGGGATGTTTATAGCAACTCTACCATCGTCCTTCAAAATTCTGTAAGCTTCGGATAACCACTCTTTAGTCCATTCCCAATAAACATCCATGTCTAATGTATCTATATGTGCGTCATAATTAATACCCACATTGTATGGGGGTGATGAAACAAGAAGATCTATTTCCCCTTCAGGTAAACTTTTCATTACCTCAATACAATCACCATTTATTATTTTTCCTGTTTCTATCATTTTTTCTCTAATGTTTCAATATGGTGTTGTAAATACCATAACGCCTTTTTAAGGTCCTGTAATTCTTTATCTTTTTCTTTTTTTCCAGCTCTTGAGATGTACTTAACAGTATTACCAAGTGAGAATCCCAATTCCCAAGCATCAATTACTTTGATTGCCTCATATTCATTATTTTCACCAAATTGGTAATGGTCGGGATGATTAACCATTTCTTTTTCTTCTGACATTTTACTATTTTAATATTTCAGGTTTATATTTCTTTAAGAAATTATAACAAAAATCAACCATATCGTCAACTCTTTGTCCTGGTGGTTGGGATTTAACCCATAATTCAAGGTTTTCTTTAGAATTATCATTTCTAATACCATTTTTATGGTGAACTTCCTCATTTGGTTCTAAATATCTTCCAACCATCTCTTCCATAATTAATCTATGTTCCAAAACATAACCAATTATATTTTTTGGGTGTTCAGGTGCATATTTTTTAACATACCCTGATGGTGTTGTAATTTTCCCCCCTTTCCAATTGTGGCTTTCCTCACCTTTCCTTATACACCCACAAGATAAATGTTTATTTCTTCTTAACGCACCCGTAGACGCAATTACTTCGTTACCACAATCACACTTACATAACCAATTATTTAAATGTTTACTATTATTATGGTGAACTCTTTTTATAGGGGTTAATTTACCAAATTTTTGACCTTCAATATCAATTCTTTTTATTTTTGACATTGTTTCTTTAACAAAACAACCACAAGATTTTGATTTTTCATTTTTCAAGTGATGAGCTCTAACATCCTTTATTGTTCCACAATCACACTTACATTTATAATATCTTTCACCTTTTTTACTTTCAAAGTCAGATAATTCTAATATAGTCCAATAATGATATTTATCACCAATTTTTAATTCAAGTTTTTTCATAGTATGGGTTTATATATAAATATCCCCATACTACGATTTTTACCACATACAACAAAACTTTTTAATGTTGGGGGTGGTTTACTTGTTCTTTTTCCATATTATTTATTCATTAAAGTTAATGTATCTGAATTAACAACAAATCTAAGTTTTGTAGTTTGTAAAGTATCTTTACTATATGATTGTTTAATTTTAAAGTTCAACCCCTTAACATCAAATTTAAGTTTCTGAACCGCAACCCCTGTTGGATCCAAATACTCAATGGTAATACCAACAATATTTAATAAATCTTTTGGGTTATATGTGTTATTTACCGTTTCAATAAATTCTGTGGTAAATATGATTTCTTTTCCATCATTAAATATTTTATATTTTCTAAATAAAAAAGGGTTGATTTCTAATCCTTCCGTTCTTATTAACCATCTATTTGATTTAAGTGGTTCAAATTGTTGAAATTCTATCATTTTTATATTGTTATTATTTTCCATATAACATTGCGTTTTTAAGAGCTTTAGGTATTTTGCTATTTTGCAATTTATTTCTTAATTCTGATATTAATTCTGATTGTAGTTGTGGATTGAAGTTAATGTCTTCTGTTGGTATATTAGACCCTTCCATTGTTTCAACATCAAGTTCATAGTCCTCATCGTTTTTATATTCTTTAAGTAATTCATCATTACTTAAAATCCCTTCATACTTACCATCCAATTTATCAATATCAATTTTAAAATTCATCATATGTTTAATATCACCAATTGTTTCAGCATTATTAATTGACTTTTCAATTTGGTAGATAATTTTATATGGGTCCGCGTTTGAACCAGGTCTTCTATCTTCAACATAACCTTTCCAATCTTTTGCTGTTTGTTGTGGTACTCTAATTGATGCTCCTCTATCTGAAACCCCCCAACTAAATTTATCAATTGATTGTGTTTCAAAATTACCTGTCAATCTTAATTCATTATGTGAACCATAATGTTTAATATGTTCAGTATGTCTTGCGTTAAAACTTGCAAATAATGATTTAAAATACTCTTCTCCACCAACATTTCTCATATAATCATTTGAGAAGTTTGTATGAAGTCCTGAACCGTTCCATTCTCCATATTGTAGTGGTTTTGGGTGGATTGTAATTGCGTAACCATATTCTTCAGAAAGTTTGTATAGGAAGTATCGTGACATCCATAGGTCATCTCCAGCATTTAGTTTACCTTTTGAAAAAACCTGATACTCCCATTGTCCAAGCGCAACCTCAGCATTTGTTCCAGTAATATCAATCCCATAATTTAAACACATATTAGTATGTCTTTCAACAAAGTCCCTTCCAACAACGTTTTGTCCTACACCACAGTAATACTTACCTTGTGGGTCCAAATACTTTCTGTCGTGACCTAAAACTCCTTCACCGATCCCTTTTTGAATAAAGTATTCTTGTTCAAATCCAAACCACAAATCTTCTTGTTCATCACCTAATTGTGAACGGTAATTTGATTTGTGTGGTGTACCATCTGGGTTCATAACTTCACAAAGGATATAAATCGTATTTAGTAACCCATCCGTTATGTAGTGTTTAACAGGTTTTAAAATACAATCTGAACTACCTGTTTCTGCTTGTTTTGTTGATGACCCGTCAAAGTTCCATTCAGGAAATTTACCATCCAAAAACGCATTTTTAATATCATTGTATTCTACAATTTTTACTTTACTTCTTAAGTTTGGTTCTGGCGTATATCCATCCAACCAAACGTATTCTAATTTGATTTTCATTTATTTTTGTTTATATATTTTATGATTTCATCCTCTGTTTTTCCATCACAATACATTTTATAAACTTCCCTTGAGAAGTCATCGCTTGTAATGATTGCATCTGCCGATAGGTAAATCGGTAACCTATCAATATTATTAATAATATTATCCTTTTTGAGTATCCTCTTGTTGAATCCCATATTTTTGATTTTTAATTTCTAAAATCATTTGTCTAATTTTTTTACCTAACTCCATATCATTAGGATTTTCTTTTACCATTTTTTTAATAACTGACAATTCAATTGTTTCCATAATTTTATTTAAATAATAATAAATTAAATCTTACCTGTCAAATTCTTATGTCTAATAATTTTTGACTGTATCATATAATTCATAATCTTTCTTTTGACTATTGGTAGTAATGTTTCTCTAAGTGGATAGTTATTGTTATGATTAACAGTAAACACGATTAAATTACCGTGTATTTTTTCATCCTGTATATCTTTGATTAATGATTTTTTTACCTCCTTTAATTTTTCGTTAAAATCTCCTTTTGGACATTCACATATTTTTTTAATGTGACATTTGGTTTCAGGACTATCTTTTTTAATTGGTTTTATAATAAACTCATATAGATATGTTTTTTCTTTATAGTCTAAAAAGAAAAGGCCTTGTTTTGGTTCAATGTTTTTTGGGTTTTGTACTACTTCAATAGATACAGTATCATTTACAATGTCCCAAATGGCTTTTGCGTGATTAAAGTAATCTTTTAAGTTTTCGGTTGAATATTTACAGACGTTATATACTTCTAATATTTCCTGTTCTGTAAGTAATGGACAATTAACGGGAATTAAATCTGAAATAAGTATTTCATCATCAGGATCCTTTAATTGTCTCCCTAAAGTAAGATATTGTCCTTTTTCAATTAATAAATTGATACTTGCAAGATGTAAGGATATCTCTTGGAATTGGGGGTATAATTTTAAATTATTTAGATTTTTATCTAATTTTTGTAGATAATCCAAAAGTACGTACTGTTTGTGCTCTAAATCTATGGGTTCTTGAAATAACCAATCTGTTTTCATCACTAAATAATAATAAATTATAACATAGTGTAAATTATATTTCTTTTTAAATTGTATACGTCACCCAACCATTTGAACTTCTATTCTGCATTTTCATAGACTTTGATTCCCCTTAAATTGTATATGTCACCCAACCACGTTTCTATAAGTGACTGAGTTTCATCATAGCTAAGCCCAAAACCTTCTTCTAAAACTGACCATATTTGATTATAATCAATGTAAACATCTTTATGTGTTTTATAGTAAGTTATCAGTTCTTCATTTTCTCTACGTCCAAATAAAATAAATTTTTCACTATCAAAAACGTCAAGATCGTTATAAAGATTAAGAAAATCCATTGGGTTATTTATGTGTATCAATTCCAATAAGTTTTCGGATCCATTAACCAATTCCGCGGTACCTTTCCAACCAAATTCTTTAACTTGTTGTTTTAAAGTTTGTTTAAGACTTTCTTCTTTTAATATTTTTTTGATTATATGTTTCATATTAATTATGTCTCATTACGTGATACCACTTATCATTTACCTTATATTCATCGTCATTTCCATCGTACCCGTTTAAAATATTACCATAACCATCATTACTTATGATGTCTTCACAAACACCATCAATATCAACAAATTCTAAAAGATATTTAGCATCATATCCGTGATCTCTTAAATAACTTGGGAAATCATTAGAATAATCATCGACAAGTGATTGTATTCTATCTTCAATTTCGTCCTCACTATATTCACCTTCAGGGTTTTCTTTTATTTCTTCAACAATATCTTCAATATTTGATATTTCGTCTTCAATTTCTTCAGTTTCTTCGTCTGTTAATTCTTCGGTTTCTAATCTAGAATTTAACCTTTCTATTTTTTGTTCATAAATTTCAACATACTTTTCTTGTTGTGATGAAAGTTCTTTTGTTATATCCCAATCT